GGGAAGCACACAGATACAAAAAGTGTATCTTGGCACGACTCAGTTGTATACTGCATTTGAAGTTGTAATAAATGGAACAGAAAATACTCTAACTGAAAGCACCAGTTCTTCTGATTTAAGTATCGAGGGATTTACTTTAAGAACTGATGGGTATACCTATGATTATGCTAATTTTTTGGAATCAGTCTTCTTTGCAAACTGGGGTTCTCCTGTAGGAAGCACTGGCGCGGGAGATAATTATTGGGTAAGGGTTACTGCAACAACAACTGATCCTACTCCTGGATTAACTCTTCAAGGAAGCACACGCAATACTTGGTTACAATTAAATACTGCTAGATCGTTTGGATATAGTAAAACTACAACTGGAACGACTGGAACTAACGAAGTAGAATTTCAAGTAGAAATAGCAACAGATGCTGCTGGATCAAACGTAGTTGGAACAGTACTTTGGACTGTAAGAAGAACATATGTTTAATAGGATAACAAATGGCAACTACTCCTGTGACTCGTACTTACACAACGGGTACGGCTGCAACTGAAACTGCCCCTTCTGGCGCAACAAACGTTATCATCGCGGTCTGGGGTGGCGGTGGTGGTGGCGATAACAGGCTTGTCAATGATGCTGGTGATGGCGGACGTGGCGAAGTATCTTTCTATTACACATAAATAAATAACTAACAACCGAGATATATTATGAAAGATGATAATTTTGTAAAAACCGTCATACAAAATGGCGGTGTGCTTAGACCCATTGTGATACCAAATAATGTGACAAAGGGAACAGGATTATTCAATCCTTCCATATACTATGATGAAAAGAACGATCAGCTTCTTTTGAATCTACGACATTGCCAGTACACTTTCTATCATTCTGAGAAAAAAATGTTCGAACACGAGTTCGGACCGCTTTTGTATCTAAACCCAGAAAACGATATAACGCTAACAACAACTAACTATCTGTGCTATCTGAATGAAGATCTGTCTCTTCAGAAATTCAGTAAAATCGACACTTCAAAGTTTGATGTTACTCCGATTTGGGAGTTCGTTGGTCTTGAAGATGTTCGACTATTTCGTTGGGACGATAAACTATACGGCTGTGGTGTACGAAGAGACACAACACCGAATGGCGTTGGTAGAATGGAACTGTCTGAGATAAAGACAGACTTCATGGGTAATGCATCAGAGGCTTCTAGATGGCGAATCCCAGCACCAGGCGAAGATGATACTTATTGTGAAAAGAATTGGATGCCAATTTTAGATCAACCATATCATTATGTTAAGTGGAGTAATCCGACAGAGATCGTAAAGGTTGATCCAGTCAAAAAAACTTGTATCACTACCTACACAGGCAAGCATGATCCAACTGCTGGCTACTATAGAGGTGGTTCACAGGTACTAAATATAGACGGATACTACGTTGCTCTTACTCACACTGTAAGATTATTCAAGAGCGAGGCGGGTAAAAAGGATGCCATATACAGACATGCTTTTGTGGTCTGGGATAAAGACTGGAATGTTATCAAGTATACTGATGAGTTTTCTTTCATGGGTGCTGATGTTGAATTCAGCTGCGGTATGGCTGAATACAAAGGCAATATCTTAATATCCTTTGGTTTCCAGGACAACGCAGCATATGTTTTATCAGTACCTAAACAATTTTTGAGTGATTTTATTAATGGATAATCTGCAACGGATTCTTGAAGAATATATTTTCGATAAAGAAAACCCACAAAAAAACTATAATCTGGCTGTCGAATACGAGTCTATCGGTCAGACAGCTTCTGCCATATCTTTCTTTTTAAGAGCAGCCGAAAGAACACGAGATAAAGTTCTGAGTTATGAGTGTCTGCTGAAGATCGGTTTGTGCTTCGAGCGTCAGGGTAACAGAAACAATAGTGCACTTGGATCTTTCAAGCAAGCGTTGATGCTTCTACCCAATAGACCAGAAGCATACTTCTTGGTGGCACGTAACTATCAAAGAAATAATCTGCATGTTGATGCCTATACCAACAGCGTTTTCGGTTTAATGCAAGCCGATATTAAAGCCAAACCACTGTCTGGATATGTTGAGTATCCTGGCGAGTACGCCCTTCTGTTCCAGAAAGCAGTATCTGCTTGGTGGTGGGGAAGAGAAAACGAATCAAGAATTCTGTTCAGAGAGATAGCAGATAATTATTATGATGTTCTGGACGAGTCGCACTTCACTGCTGTCAAGAATAACCTACATAACCTGGGTATTGGTCCAGAGTGGGTGACCCACAAGCACTACGAAACATGGAAGCATAATCGTCTACGATTCAAGTTTAACGGATCCGAAAAGATGAAATACAGCCACGGACAGGCATATCAAGATCTGTTCGTGCTGTCAATGCTTAATGGTAAGACAAACGGCACATACTTAGAGGTTGGTAGTGCTGGTCCTTACTACGGAAACAACACAGCCCTTCTGGAAGAAACCTATGGCTGGTCTGGCGTTGGTATTGACTTTGATGATAACTTCGTCAAAGAGTATACAGCTGCCAGAAAGAATCCCGTCTTGAATCAGAACGCACTTACAGTTGACTATTCGAAAGTTCTTGGTGAGCTTGCTGCCGATGGTGTCGTTGATTACCTACAGTTGGACTGTGAACCATCGTCTATTACCTACGAGATCATGACCAAGATTCCATTTGATCAGTTCAAGTTCCGTGTCATTACCTATGAACATGATCATTACTTGGATATGACCAAATCATATCGTAAGAAATCACGCGACTATCTATCTGCGCTTGGTTACGTTCTGGTTGTACCAGATGTGTCAACTGATGGTCATTCTTCATTCGAAGACTGGTGGGTTCATAAAGATTTAGTCGAACCTGGTGTGATCGAGAAAATGCAGATCAAGGTCGGCAATATTACTGACGTTGAAAAATATATGTTCCCAGCAGTGCCATACATGGCAGATTTTGATTGGGGAGAAATCGCTGAGAATGAGTGGTTCCACGGTGTTGTTTACAACGAAATATTTGTAGATAACGTATACGAAAGATTTGTTTCTGTGGACGAAGGTGATGTGGTCGTTGATGTTGGAACAAGTGTCGGACCGTTCATCAAAAAGATACTTGATAAGAAACCAGCAATAATTCATGGGTTTGAGCCAAATAAATCTCTATGTGAAACCGCTGTTAAAAATGTTGGTGGTGATAATGTCAAGATTCACAATTTTGGTATTGCACCTAAAAATGCAACAACTCTTGGCGGTATGTTCGATAAAGATGTTATCAATATTCAAGATGTTCCAAAGGAAGTTAACTGCATAACATTTTCACAATTCATCAAAGACAACAACATCGAAAAGATCGACTTCCTAAAGACTGACTGCGAAGGCGGTGAGTATGATATATTCAATGACGAGAACTTTGATTGGATCATAAAAAATGTCAAAAAGATATCTGGCGAATTCCATCTTTGCAGCCCAGAGCAAAAAGCTCAGTTCAGAAAATTCAGAGACACTTATCTCAGACACTTTAGAAAATACAAAGTAGAATCAATTGATTATGTTGATATTCAATGGGATATGTGGAACGACAGCTTTATCGAGTTCTACTATGCGATCAATATCCATATCGACAATACGGAGCCTGTAGAGTTTGAGCACTGGAGAGCTACTGACTTCCCGACTATGGAAATCACAACTAACATCGCAGCCAAAGGTTGCGTAGTTGACTGCACCTTCTGCCCACAGAGAACCCTTGAGAAGGCATACAAAGGAACTCGTATTCTATCTCTCGATGATTTCAAAATGGCTATAGACAAGTTGCCTAAAGAAGTCCGTGTGACATTTGCTGGATTCACTGAACCCTGGTTGAACAAGCACTGTACGGACATGGTTGAGTATGCCCACGAAAAGGGACACCCAATATCAGTGTTTACCACTGCGGTTGGTATGACAGTTGACGATGTGCATAGGCTGAAGAAAATTCCATACGCTGGTAATCCAAACGGTGGATTCGTTCTCCACCTACCTGATCAAGAGCGTATCGCCAAACACCCGCTGAACAAGAACTTCATAGCAGTCATGGAAGCCTTCCACGAAGTCCAGCACGAGATTCAGAACTTCACCACCATGTGTATGAGTGATACTGTTCACGAGAAGGTCAGACACCTGTTCCCAACGTCCTATGTCCCTCAGTTCTGGGATAGGGCTGGTAACTTGTCTGGTGAAGGTTCCTTGAAGCCAGAGCTTGATAAGCTACGAGATAAATACCTTTCGGTACACTATAGTGATACACCAAAGACCTGTGGCTGCGTGGAAGATCTATACCACAATGTCATGCTACCAAACGGTGATGTATCCTTGTGTTGTATGGATTATGGGCTAGAGAACATTATTGGGAACCTGTTTGAACAGGAATACAATGATGTTGTTCCAAAAAGGCATACCTGTTTCGAGATGTGTAAGACTTGTGAGAATGGTGTAGACCCACCAGGATTTAAGGGTATCCCAATCACAATAGTGCAGTAAGCTAAATACTGCATATTACGGGAGATTTACATGTTACCATCATCGAGAAACGAACTAAAAGAATACTGTCTGAGAAAACTTGGTAAACCAGTCATTGAAATCAACGTAGACGATGATCAGGTTGAAGACCGCATTGACGAAGCCTTGCAGTACTATTGGGATTATCACTTTGATGGTACTGAGATGATCTATTACAAGCATCAGCTCACCGAAGAAGATAAGGTCAACAAGTACATTATTCTCCCAGAGAATATTATCGGTGCTGTCGAGGTTTTCCCAATAGGTGACCCGACAGTCCGATCAGACGATCTGTTCAACATCCGTTATCAGATCGCCCTGAACGACCTGTACACCCTAACCAGCGTTTCGATGGTTCCATATTACATGGTTATGGAACACCTGGCTTTGATTACTCAGCTTCTTGTTGGTCAGAAGCCAATTCGATATAACCGTCACCGCAATCGCTGTCACATCGACATGGATTGGGATACCGTCAATATTGGCGAGTATCTATTGATTCGCGGTTACGAGGTTGTGGATCCTGAGCAGTTCACTGATGTTTATAAAGATCAGTGGCTGACCAGATATATCACCGCGCTTGTTAAGCAGCAGTGGGGTCAGAACCTAACCAAGTTCACTGGTATGCAGTTGCCAGGTGGTGTGACGTTTAACGGAAAGCAAATCTACGATGATGCTACTGCTGATATCGAGCGTATGCGTCTGGAAATAATTAATACCTACAGCTTACCAGTTCTTGACATGGTTGGATAATAAATGGCGACTTCCGTCTACTTTAACAACTTTCAGTCTAGTCAAGAACAGCTACTGATTGAAAATCTGATTATTGAGTCTATAAAAATTTATGGGCATGATGTGTATTACATGCCAAGGATCCTGGATAATAAAGATCCTATCTACGGTGAAGCAACTTCATCGTCTTACGAGAACGCTTTCTTTGTTGACATGTATATCAAGAACGTCCAGGGCTTCAAAGGACAAGGCGATTTCATGTCCAAGTTTGGTCTACAGATCCGCGATGAAATCACATTCACAATCGCTCGTAGAACGTTCTCAGAAGAAGTCGGAATGTATGATGATTTGGTTCGCCCCCGTGAAGGCGACCTAATTTATTTACCACTCAACAAAAAGATATTTGTTGTTAAGTTCGTTGAACATGAAGCGATTTTCTATCAAATGGGTGCATTGCAAACCTATGATTTAGAATGTGAATTGTTCGAATACTCTGGCGAAACTTTCAATACTGGCATTCCAGAAATCGACAGCTTGATGGATGGTTACAATCCAAACATGACAAGCGAAGAAATGATGATGGAAGATGGGTTGGTCTTTATTGACGAAGACGGATTTCCGATTATCAATGAGGCATATGCTTTGGATCCGAACACATCTGATAACACAGATTTTGAACTTGAAGCCAATACCGTTATTGACTGGACGGAACTGGATCCATTCAGTGAGGGTAGATACTAATGTTTAATACCACCTATTACCACGATACCCTACGAAAATATGTTATCTACTTCGGAACATTGTTCAACGATATCTATGTTAATCGTGAAGTCGATGGCGAAGTAACACAGACTCTTAAAGTCCCATTATCATATGGACCAAAAGAACCAATGCTGGCTCGTCTTGAGTCTGATCCAAACCTTAACAAACCAACCGCTATCGTGCTGCCCCGCATGTCATTTGAAATGACAAGTTTCAAGTATGATAGATCTCGCCACCTTTCTACAGTCGGTAAGCGTGGTAAGACAGCCACAGCCAACGAAAGCTTGAAGTATATCTACAATCCAGTACCATACAACATTGATTTCCAGCTATACATTATGGTCAAGAGTGCCCAGGATGGTACGAGAATTGTTGAGCAGATCCTTCCATACTTCACACCAGAGTGGACGGCGACTCTTAACCTCATCCCAGAAATGGCTATAACCCATGACGTTCCTGTTGTCATGACCGATATATCCATGCAAGATACCTATGACGTGAAATTCACACAGCGCAGAGCAATTATCTGGACGCTGAAGTTTACCATGAAGGGTTACTTGTACGGTCCAGCAAAAGAAAGCAAGATAATCAATACTGCAAAAATGAATCTGTATGCCCCATACAAGATCGAAATACCTCAATCGATTCTTGAAGGTGATCCAGATGAAACATTGACAATCTATCCAGGGCTTACCGCAAATGGTGAGCCAACATCTAACTCATCAATATCTGTTCCAATAAGTGAAATAAATGCTGATGATAACTATGGTTTTATTACTGAGTACGAATCTCTTACCCTATGATTAACGATCCAATTGCAAACAGCATGAATATGGCTCCGCTTGTGGTTGAGCCAAAAGAAGAAGTTCCTAAACCGATAGTGCCTTCTCAAATCAGCGATGATTTTGAAGAGGCTCGTAGAAACCTTCACAGCATTATTTCTCAGGGCGGTGAATCCCTTGAGGATTTGATAGAGCTTGCTAAACAGAGCCAGAACCCACGAGCCTATGAAGTTGTATCTACCATGATTAACTCCCTGGTTGTGGCAAACGAAAAGCTTCTTGATATACAGAAGAAAAAGAAAGACCTTGAGGTTGAAAAAGGTGGTCCGAAGACAATCAATAACACATTGGTTGTAACGACTGCCGAACTACAGAAGATGCTAAAGCAGAATGACCAGTCCCAATGAACACTATCTTGGTAACAAGAACCTAAAACGAATCGGTATACCTGTCGAGTTTACTTCCGATCAGGTTAAAGAATATGTGAAGTGCTCGAAAGACGCTTCGTATTTTATTAAAACATATATGAAGATCGTTCATATTGACCGTGGTCTTGTGGATTTCATGCCCTATGCATACCAAGAACGCATCATTGACGCATCAGTGAACAATCGATTTGTCATTTGTAAGCTGCCCCGACAGGCTGGTAAGACAACCACCATCACTGGTATCATACTCTGGTATATCCTGTTCAACGAAAACTACTCGGTGGCTATCCTGGCTAACAAATTAGCCCAGGCTCGTGAGATCCTTTCCCGTATACAGCTGGCATACGAGCACCTACCACGCTGGCTCCAGCAGGGTATCGTGGAGTGGAATAAGGGTAGCATGGAACTAGAGAACGGTTCGAGTATCATTGCTTCGGCTACATCAAGCTCGGCTATCCGTGGTACGTCCCAGAACCTTATTTACCTAGACGAATTCGCTTTCGTCCAGAACAACATGCAAGAGCAATTCTTCAGCTCGGTTGTTCCTACCATTTCATCTGGTAACACATCCAAGATCCTGATCACTTCAACGCCAAATGGTTTGAATATGTTCTACAAGATCTGGGCAGAAAGTGAAGAGGGTAGAAACTCCTATCAGCGTATCGAAGTTAACTGGTGGGATACCCCAGGTCGTGATGATAAGTGGAAGGAAGAAATGATCCGCAACACCAGCGAGGCGCAGTTCCGTGTCGAGTTTGGTTGCGAGTTCCTTGGCTCGTCCAATACCCTGATTTCGGGTGAAACCCTACGCCGTCTGGTATTCAAGACTCCTGTCAAGGAGAAGCCAAACCTGAAGGTCTATGAGGAACCCAGAAAGGGCAATATCTATGCTGCCGTGGTGGACACTTCCGAAGGCTTGGGTATGGATTACACAGTTATAAATATAATGGATGTAACCACCATCCCGTATCGCCAGGTATGTGTCTACAGAACCAACGAGATCGAGCCTGTTTTGATACCAAACATTATTGTTGAGCTTTGTAAGATGTACAACGAAGCCTTCGTATTGATCGAAACAAACAGTACAGGTAAGCAAGTGGCTGATATCCTGAACATGGACCACGAGTACACAAATATCATCTACACAACATCCAAGTCCACAGAAGCTGTCCAGATCAATGGTGGCTTTGGTGGTCGAAGCAACATCGGTGTCCGAACAACCAAGCTGGTCAAGAAGCTGGGTTGCAGCAATCTGAAGTCATTGGTCGAGAACGACAAATTAATTATCAATGATTACAACACCATATACGAGCTTTCGAGATTCTCCTGGAATGGGGTGTCCTTTGAAGCCGAAGATGGTAATGATGATATCTCAATGACCTGTGTTCTGTTTGCCTGGATGATCGATCAGCCTTATATCAGAGAGCTGACCAACAACAGTTTTGTTAAATCTTTGAGTAGTGATAATGAGAATTTGATCGACCAGGAGCTTCTACCGATAGGGTTTATAGAAGATGGTATGACTGACAATAGTGAAATAGTAAACTTCTGATAATTATAAATATAAACGATAGTTACAATACAACAACAACCTATTTTTAGGAGAACCATATGGCATTTCAAGTTAGCCCAGGTGTAAGAGTAAGTGAAATTGATCTTACCACCGTTGTCCCAGGCGTTTCTACCAACATTGGTGGCTTCGCTGGCGTTTTTAGATGGGGTCCAATTGACCAGCTCGTTTTGGCTGCTTCCGAAATTGATCTAGTAAATCGCTTCGGTAAACCAACCAATTTCAATGCTGAAACATTCTTCTCGGCTGCAAACTTCCTATCCTATGGTGGTGCTCTGTTCATCAACCGTGCAGCAAATACTTCTGACGTTTCTGGTGTTACTGGTGTTCTTACTGCGGTTGCCAACGTTGGCGCACTGTCAGAAGCAAATACAACCTTCATTATCAAGAACGAAGATCACTACAATACAAAAACAACGTTTGATACCAATGCTAAGTATCTGGCTAAGTACCCAGGTAAGCTCGGTGACTCACTGAAGATCTCGGTTTGCGACAGCGCAAATACCTATGAGTCAGTCGTTAACATTAAAACTGATGTTGGTGTAAACGTTGCTGCAACAAAAATTCAATTTGTTATCGGTTCCAACACAGCAACTATTACTGTTGCTAACGCTGCAACATACAGCGCAACAAAAACTATTGAAGTTGCTAACAGTGTCTTCAATAAGATTACTGTCGGTGACTATATTGCTGCTGGTAATACCACTATCGGCAAGCAGTATTTAAAAGTTACTGGAACTACGCTGACTGAAGGTTACATTGAAATAGCACAAACATTCTCTTCGAATTCTACTGGTGTTAATGGCACTACTGAAGAAATTACAATTTCTGGAACAACCACAGGTTTTGCTGTAGATATGCCTGTTCTTTACACAACCCCAGCTGGAAATACTGTTGTTGGTGGTCTGACTAGTAACACAACCTACTACATCAAAACACTGACTACAAACTCAACCGCAACAGCCATAACCCTGTCTTCAACGGTTGGCGGTTCAACTATAAATCTTACGCCTAAAGCAGAAAACGAAACACACAACCTGGTAAGAGTTGGTAGCGGTAATTCGACAGTTACAATTAACTTTGCTTCGAAGTACAACCTTGCTCAGAATGCCGAAGACACACAGTTCACCCGTAACTGGGAGTTCTTTAATGTCATTGATCGTGCACCAGGCAAAACTTTTGCTGGTGACCAGGCTGGTATCTCTGCAAATGACGCACTCCACGTTGTTGTGGTTGATGAAAATGGTGATATCACTGGTGTCAAGAACAATGTTCTGGAAGTATTTCCAGAATTGTCTCGTGGTACAGATGCCAAGACCGAAGATGGTGCAACTGCATACTACAAAGATGTGATCAACGATCAGTCTGCGTATGTCTGGTGGGCTAATGATCGTGCTAGTGCTGCATCGGGTCTTCTGTCTGCCCTGTCAAGCTCTACCAACAGCAAGCCACTAACTCTTTCGTTTGCTGGTGGTTCTGATGGTGCTGACGAATCGACTCTTTCTGTTGGTATTGTCTCTCTGGCATATGACAAGTTCGCATCGCCAGAAGACGTTGACGTTTCCTTCCTGTTGACTGGTAAGGCTCGTGGTGGTTCGCATGGTGAACAGCTTCCAAATTACATCATCGACAATGTTGCTGATGTTCGTAAGGACTGCATCGTGTTTGTTTCCCCAGATCGTGCTGACGTTGTTAACAACATCGGCTTGGAAGCTGCTGATATCGTTGAATTCCGCAACGCTCTGACAGCATCGTCATATGGCTTCCTGGATTCAGGCTACAAGTATCAGTACGACAAGTACAATGACGTATACCGCTATATCCCACTGAACGGTGATATCGCTGGTCTGGCTGTTCGCTCGGACAATGAGCGCGATCCTTGGTACTCACCAGCTGGCTTCAGCCGTGGTGTGATCAAGAATATCGTCAAGCTGGCTTACAATCCTAAGCAAGCAGATCGTGACACCCTGTACAAGTCGGATGTTAACCCTGTTGTTGCATTCCCAGGACAAGGTATCATCTTGTTTGGTGACAAGACTCTTCTGGGTCGCCCAAGCGCATTTGATCGCATCAATGTTCGCCGTCTGTTCATCGTTCTGGAAAAAGCAATCGCAGTCGCTGCTCGTTCTTACCTGTTCGAATTCAATGACGAGTTCACCCGTGCGCAGTTCAAAGGTCTGGTTGATCCATTCCTTGCTGACATTCAGGGTCGCCGTGGTATTACTGACTACCGTGTGGTCTGTGATAGCACCAATAATACTGCCGAAGTCATTGATAGAAATGAGTTTGTTGGCGATATTTACATCAAACCAGCCAAGAGCATCAACTACATTCAGCTCAACTTTGTTGCCGTGAGATCTGGCGTTGAATTCAACGAAATCGTTGGACGATTCTAATAAACGGTATAAATAAAGAAGCTAAGGAGAAAATAAATGGCTAATCCAGATTTTGATGTAAACGTTCTTAGAAGCCGTCTGGTTACGGGTGGTGCACGTCCCACCCTGTTCCAAGTGCAAGTTCTAAGCCCACCAGGTGTTACCCTACCATTGTCTTCAACACCATTCTTCGTTGAAGCAACTAGCATCCCAGAATCAACCCTGGGTGTTATTGGTCAAGCATACATGGGTCGCCAGATCCGTCTTGCTGGTGACCGTAAGTTTGGTGACTGGGGCGTTACTGTTGTCAACGATGAAGACTTCACCCTGCGTAATGCATTCGAAGCATGGTCATCGAACATCAACACAATGCACGGAAACCTTCGTACCGAAAACACACGCCGTGTTCTTGAGTACAAAGCTGATGCTATCGTTTCGCAGTTCGCCAAGACTGGTGAGTTGCTAAGACGTTACCGCTTCAATGGTATTTTCCCAGCTGGTGTTGGCAACATCTCGCTGTCCTGGGGTGCTGTTGATCAAATTGAAAAGTTTGCCGTTACATTTGCCTACGATTACTGGGTACTTGAACAGGAAGGCACAAGCATCAATGACGGCGTATTGAGTTAATCTAAAGGAATAATTAGTTATGGCTGAATTGTTTGGCTTCCAAATTAAACGCAAGCGTGAAGATATGCCGTTACCAGCGGTTACCAGAATGGATCCAGATGATGGATCGCTTGAGGTAGCTGCTGGTGGGATGTACGGTACTGTCGTTGATCTAGACGGTACCGTGCGTTCTGAGGCAGAACTTATTGACAAATACCGTCAAATGTCAGAGCACCCAGAAGTGGATAGTGCTATTGACGATATCACCAACGAAGCAATCACTGTCGATCAACAAAAAGATAAAGTGTCTGTGGACCTCACAGAACTGATGATGGACGATAAGATTAAAGATGCTATCGTTATTGAATTCAACAATATACTTCAACTATTAGAATTCAATACCTATGCGTATGATATCTTTAGAAGATTTTATATTGATGGTCGCCTCTACTATGAGGCAGTGATTGATCCTAAGATGCCAGATGCTGGTATCCAGGAGCTTCGTTATATCGATCCTCGTAAAATCCGTAAGGTGAAAGAGGTGAAGCGTAAGCGTGAACAGCGTACTGGTGTTCTTATGCCAGAAATCGCATCAGAATATTACGTCTATAACGAAAAGGGTTTTACCAAAGCCCTACAGAATAACTCAGGTAACTATGCACAGCAGTCTGGCATTAAAATCGCCAAAGACGCAGTAGTGCATATTATCTCTGGTATGATGAGTGCGAAGGGTGATATGGTTCTGTCACACCTACACAAAGCTATCAAACCACTTAACCAGCTGCGTACAATGGAAGACTCGCTGGTTATCTACCGAATTTCTCGTGCCCCTGAACGCCGTGTCTTCTATATTGACGTTGGCAACCTACCAAAAATGAAAGCGGAACAATACGTCAAGGATATCATGACTCGATTCAAGAATCGAATCGTCTATGATTCCGCGACAGGTGATATCCGTGATGATCGCAAGTTCATGACCATGCTTGAAGACTTCTGGTTACCTCGCCGTGAAGGTGGTAAAGGTACAGAAATTTCAGTTCTTCCTGGTGGTCAGAACCTGGGTCAGATGGACGATGTTACCTACTTCCAACAAAAGCTGTATCGTTCACTGAACGTGCCTGTTACCCGCATGGAAACATCGGCAATCTATGGTACGGGTCGTGCAACCGAAGTCAGCCGTGACGAAGTTAAGTTCTCTAAATTCATTGACCGTCTCCATGTTCGTTTCGCTATGCTTTTCTCGAAGATACTTGAGCGTCAACTGATCCTGAAGAAAGTAATCACACCAGATGATTGGTACTTGATTTCTGACAAGATTCAGTTTGTGTTTGCTAAAGATAACTTCTTCCAGGAGCTTAAAAACTCTGAGATTTTGACTGGTCGTTTGAACCTACTGAATGCTCTTTCGAGTGGTTCTATTGGTAAATACTACTCACATGATTGGGTCAGAAGAAATGTTCTGATGCAGACCGATGAAGATGTCAAAATGATCGATCAGCAAATCTTGGTTGAGCTTCAGAACCCGATTTACAACCCACCCCCACCACCACCAGAAAACGTTCCTGGTGGGTCACAGAAATAAAAGTTATAAATAATTGGAGAACATTATGTCAGAATCTATTGAAATTGTAAGAAGTGCTATGAATGACGATGCTGTTGATGTCGCTGCTACCATTGATGCTCTGTTGAAAGACAGAATCCTTGATAGGCTGGCTGATAAACAGCAAGAAATTATGCATAGTCTTTATAACGAACCAGAAGAAGCGGAAGAGATCATTGATATTCCAGACCTTGATGATGAAGATCTTTCTCTTAATGCAGAAGATTAATAGGTAAAAAGGAAACACAATGAAATCAAAATCAGAGTTCGATGCAAAAAGATACGTCCAGCTATTCATGGCTGGCTACGTGCCAAGATCTAAGGACGAAAAGAAGTTCGTAGACAAGCACGTTGCTCAGCTTCACCAGGACGTTAACGGCAATAAAGACGATATCTTCAAAGCCACAAATATTCCACCCCACAAGCGTCTGCCATATCATGGTTATGAGAAAGGTGCTGACGAAAGAATGTATGAAGATGTCGAGCAGATCGATGAGTGGAGCAAAGATAAGCTAACTTCGTATATCATTAGTGCCGCATATGATCTAAGAAGAAGAGGTTTCGAAGATGGTATGCAAGCACACAAGGATTTAGAACCAAATAATGATGATTTTCAACGTAGGCAAGAAAAGCGCAGTAAGAGACAAATTGGAATAGGACGCGCTGCTCTGAAGTTGGCTTACAGAAAACTACCTGAAGATGTTGAGCAGATTGATGAAGCATCTCTTGTTGCTGGAACAAAGTTAATATCAAAGCACGAAGGTGCTGATGGTCACCATGCAGAAGTTCGCTACAGCAAAGAATGGGACGATTATCAAGTGCATCATTATCTGAACGGTAAACACTTGGGTGAAGGTCCAGTGTCTTATCACTATGAGGATAAAAAAGACGCTGAAAATGTAGCAAGATACACCACATCAATAAGAAATCACGATTACACTGATGGTAATAGCCCAACCAAAAGAACTTATGGTAAAGATCCAGTGCAAGAAGCTATTGAAGCACTTGAAGAAGAAATGTCAGATGCACAAATGGCAAAGCGTGAGCGCATTGTCAAGTCTATGAAGAAGAAAGCTGGTACATTCAAAAAGCGTTATGGTGAAAAAGCCGAAGACGTTATGTATGCAACCGCCACTAAAATGGCTATGGAAGATCTGGATTATGTCAATCTTGACATGACAGATGCTGTTGCTGATCTTATTGAAAGTGAACACAATTTAGTCGGTAAACAAAAAAATATCGACAAGAATGACAACGGAAAGATTGATGCAGAAGATCTTAAACTTCTTCGTGATCAAAAAGGCTTGAAGCATATGGAAAATCAAGCTAAGAAAGTCCGTGAAGTTACCAAGAAGTATCCAATGGCTCAAAGAGACGAATCTGTAATCGAACAGCTGCTTTCTCAGATCGATGAAGAAACCGTTGTCCTGGAATTCAACAGCGGTGAAACCATTGAAATTGTTGGAACACTTGCTGAAAGTATTCTTAATATTTTCATGGAGTTATCCGAAGACAACCAAGCTCAATTCGAAGAATTGATTTCAGAAAGCATGACTGACTTCGAAGATGCTCTTTCATTCATTGCCGAAGCATATGAGGGGAATGAATAATGCCATTAGTCTATACACAAAATAAAGGCGGTAAAGCTGTCATTCGTGACACAGCAAACGCAACTTACATAGTTGCTGGTAACTCTGCTGCTTCAAACGTTGCTTCTGCTGGTGAAACAGTTGTTGGTGCATCGATCTCTCAGATCTGGTGGACTGGTGACTGGACTGTCAAGCGTGGCGCAAACACTGTTCTTGTTCTCAAAGACTCTGGATCCTGGGATCTAAATGGTTCTGGTATTAATCTTGGAGAATTCCCAGCTGCTAACCTTGTTGTCGAAGCTGCTAACACAGGAACCATTATTGTTGAGTTGTCGAAGAACTCGAATTTTGTTTCCGAATACCTGGTAGGATAATCAATGAAACTATTCTCAGAATTGTTAGAAGATGTTCAATACATTACCGAAACTCGTGAAGACGGTAAAAAGAATCTGTACATCACTGGTCCATTCCTTCAGTGTGAAGTGAAAAACCGTAATGGTCGCCTGTATGAGAAGGCAATCATGTCACGCGAAGTCGCTAGATACAATAAAGATCTTATTGAATCTGGTCGTGCTTTCGGTGAACTCGGTCACCCAGCTGGACCACAAATGAATTTAGAGCGAGTCTCTCACCGTATTATCAGTCTGAAAGAAGACGGTAATAACTATATCGGTAAGGCTATGCTTATTGACACCCCTTATGGAAATATCGCAAAAGGTATCATCGAGTCTGGTGGTCGCCTGGGTGTTTCTTCTCGTGGTCTTGGTTCTCTTGAAGAACGCAACGGTACTAAGTATGTCAAAGACGATTTCATGCTGGCAACAGCTGCTGATATCGTTGCTGATCCTTCTGCACCTGACGCATTCGTTAATGGGATCATGGAAGGTGTTGAATGGATTTGGGACAACGGTGCTCTTCGTGCTGAAGAAATTGCTGCTCAGACCCGCAAAAAGATCGATGAGTCAGTGAAAAAACAGGGTATTACGGAAGAAATGAAGTTTAAAGCTTTCTATTATTATCTTGAAAAGCTTTCAAAATCGTGAATGTTATAAATAAAGATACAGATTAACATATAGTCAAGGAGTAGGGAATGAGTGACAACAGAGAAACCCAATACCTGGATGAAGCATCGGCTGTCGATACTTTAAGACCAGGTTCCATGCCAGCAAACATCCCAGATAGCAAGGCTGCAATGCTTGCTTATGTGATGCAAGTTGCTGGTGGTATGTCGAAAGATGATCTGAACGGATTTGCGCAATCTCTTGCACAGATCGGTCATGAAGCAGATCAAGTCCCAGCTGATGCAGATAGCAATCGCGCTACCATCGCTGCTAAGGGCGCAATGAAGGAAAGCATTGATGAGATGTTCATTGATGAAAACCTTTCGGAAGAATTCAAACAAAAAGCTTCTACTCTGTTTGAAGCTGCTGTACACGCACGTTTGGTTATCGAGTCTGCTAATATCCAAGAAGCATACGAAGAGATTCTTGTCGAACAAACTGCTGAAATTGTCGAAGCCGTCACCACCAAGGTTGACGAGTATCTCGACTATGTTGTAGAAAAGTGGATGGAAGAAAATGAAGTCGCAATTGAGTCTGCCCTGAAAGCAGAAGCAATGGAAAGCTTCATTGAAGGTCTGAAGACCCTATTCCAAGAACATTACATTGAAATCCCAGACGATAAAGTTGATGTACTTGAAGAACTGGGTAACCAAGTAGAAGACCTGGAAGCACAGCTGAACGAGTCGATTAACGAAACCATCGAACTCCGTAAGCAACTTGCAGAAGCTTCTATGGAACAAATTTTTGCTGATATGACAGAAGGACTTGCTGCTACGCAGATCGAGAAATTCCGCACATTAGCAGAAGGTGTCTCGTTTGAAGGTGACTTACATGATTTTGCCAATAAGCTTTCTGTTATCAAGGAATCGTACCTTGGTGGCAAAAGACATTCCACTGGCATGATCATGGAAGAATCCCCAAGCCGTGACATTAACGAGCTACATGATGTTGTTCCTGAGTCTGGTGTAATGTCCGTCTATACACAAGCAATTTCACGTACTGTTAAAAAGCAGTAATTTATAAATAATAAGTAAACAAGTTTTTTACGCAAGGAGATAAGAAGTATGTTATTAAATGAAGAAGTACAAAGAAAGTGGGCACCAGTCCTTGAACACGCAGATTTGAGTCCAATCAGAGATGCTGTTCGCAGAAACGTCACTGCTGTTGTTCTAGAAAATACGGAAAATGAACTCCGTAAGGCTGGATCAATGGTCGGTGGTCAACAGCTGCTGGGCGAAGCTGCTCCAACCAACGCAACAGGTTCTGCTGTTGATAACTTCGATCCAGTTCTGATTTCGCTGGTTCGCCGTGCAATGCCAAACCTGATCGCTTACGATATCTGTGGCGTTCAGCCAATGACTGGTCCTACTGGTCTGATTTTCGCAATGCGTTCGCGTTACGCAAACCAAACTGGTGACGAAGCTTTCTACAACGAAGCTAACACCGCATACGCAACCGTTGTTGGTGGTGCTAACACTCTTGGTGACAAGCACGTTGGTGGTTTCCCAGGCAACACAACCACAGGTACAGCTAACCTGGCTGAAGAAGGCATCTATAACTTCGGTGATGGTATGTCAACAGCTCAGTCCGAAGCTCTGGGTACATCTGGCAACACTGCATTCCCAGAAATGGCATTCAGCGTTGAGAAGGTCACTGTAACTGCTAAGAGCCGTGCTCTGAAAGCTGAGTACACCCTAGAACTGGCACAAGACCTGAAAGCAATTCATGGTCTGGATGCTGAAACCGAACTGTCGAACATTCTGTCTACCGAAATTCTGGCAGAAATCAACCGTGAAGTTGTTCGCACAATCAGCGTAACTGCTGAAAAAGGTGCTACCGAAGGTACAACCACAGCTGGTGTGTTCGATCTTGACACCGACTCGAATGGTCGTTGGTCCGTTGAGAAGTTCAAAGGTCTGATGTTCCAAATCGAGCGCGAAGCTAACCAAATTGCGAAGGGTACCCGTAGAGGGAAAGGTAACATCATCATTTGCTCGTCCGATGTTGCATCGGCTCTGCAAATGGCTGGTGTTCTGGATTACACCCCAGCTCTGAACAGCAACCAACTGAACGTTGATGATACAGGCAACACCTTCGCTGGTGTCCTGAATGGTCGTCTGCGTGTCTACATCGATCCATATGCAACTGGCAACTACATGGTTGTTGGTTACAAAGGTGCCTCGGCATTCGATGCTGGTCTGTTCTACTGCCCATACGTTCCGCTGCAAATGGTCCGTGCCGTTGATCCTTCGAGCTTTGCTCCTAAGATCGGCTTCAAGACCCGTTACGGTATCGTTGCTAACCCATTTGCACAAGGCACCACAGATGGTCTGGGCGCTCTTGTCGTGGACAGCAACAAGTACTACCGCCGTGTCCTTGTTCGCAACCTGATGTAATTAAAACAATAACAGGTGTTGTAACATTCAGAGGGAGCAGAAATGCTCCCTCTTTTTGCACTTGACAAATCTAAAAATCCTGGTATAATTGGGATGTTCTCCTTCATATATTATGGTTCTATGTATATTATGAGATACTAAATACTGTATAACATAAGGAATCATATATGAGTCTAGTTAATAACCAACCCGTCAATAATAACTTTCTATCACCACTTGGCTACAAGTTTCATATTGATAGAATGCCAACGTTTAATTTCTTTGTACAGGCTGTTAAAGTACCAAATATTAACCTACCAGCAGCCTTGCAGACCACTCCATTCTCTGTCATGCCGTTCCCTGGTGATCACCTACAGTTTGGTGTTCTAGATGTTATATTCAAGATGGACGAAGCATTACTTACCTACACAGAGATCTTCGACTGGATGCAAGCCCTTGGCTTCCCAGAACAGTACGAACAATACCGTGCTGGTACGATTCCTACCAATTCATCTACAGGTAAAAGAAACACAGTTTCAGATGCTTCTTTGACAGTCCTGTCTTCTGCGATGAATCCGATATTCATCTACAAGTTCCGTAATCTGTTCCCAACCTCAATTGGTTCTTTCAACTTCGATACCCGTGATTCTGAAGTAACTTACATCACTTGCGAAGTTCAATTCAAGTTTGGTTTCATGACCGTTTCAAGAGACCCACAAGAATACGGGGCTTGATTATATCATAGAAATATGTTATAATCAAATCTTTGGGAATTGCTATGCGTATTGATGAAATTCAAGCACTTTGGGAAGCAGACGCTAATATAGACCGTATGGAACTTGGTAATGAAGCTATCAAGATTCCTAAGCTGCACTCGAAGTATTACAAGATCTATATCGATGAACGTCTTGCCTTGCGTAAGGCACAGGCTGATTATAAGGTCTTGCTCAAAGATAAGCAAGTCTACTACATGGGTGGTATGGACAAAGCAGAACTTGACGAGCGTGGATGGGAACAAAACCCTATACGAGTTCTCAAAGCCGACCTACCAACCTATATTGATGCAGACCCAGATATTATCAAACAAGCCCTGAAGATCGGATATCAGCAAGAGAAGGTAGACTTCCTGGAAAGTGTTATCAAGACTCTGCGTGAAAGGGGTTTCAATATCAAGTCTGCTATCGAGTGGGCGAGGTTCCAAGTTGGTGGTTAATGAGTGATTTGGTAAAGCTAGAACATTACAGTGAAACGTTTTTGAGGGTTCGATGTGAACCCTCTATCATGTATGAAATGTGCGATGCCTTCACCTTCATGGTTCCTGGGGCTAAGTTCTCACCGAAATACAAAAACAAGATATGGGACGGCAAGATACGCCTACTCAACACCACGACAGGCTTGATATATCGCGGTCTGGTCGATAGTATTGTACGCTTCTGTGATGATAAAGAATACCCCGTCATAGTGGATCCCTTGTTCGCAGCAGACGAGTTCTCGCTACACGAATTGGAACAACTGGTAGAAAGTCTGAAGCTTCCATTCAAACCGCACGACTATCAGCTCGATGGTGTGGTTCATGCGATAAGAAACAAGAGAAGTCTTTTGATTTCGCCTACTGCTTCTGGTAAGTCGCTGATGATCTATCTGATCACCAGACACTATCGCAAGAAGACGTTGATCGTAGTACCATCGATATCCCTGGTCCACCAGCTCTACTCTGACTTTGCTGAGTATGGATTTGATTCTGAAAAGTATGTCCATAAGGTCTATCAGGGACAAGACAAAGTAACTGACAAACCCGTGGTCATTACCACATGGCAGTCTATTGTTGATATGCCGAAGAAGTGGTTTGAGTCTTACGATGTTGTCATTGGTGACGAGGCGCATAACTTTAAAGCCAAGTCGCTGGTTAGTATCATGTCGAAGATGGAAAACATCGGATACCGCTTCGGCTTCACGGGTACGCTGGACGGCACACAGACCAACAAGCTGGTGCTGGAAGGGTTGTTTGGTAAGATGAATCAGGTGATCACCACTGCCGAAATGATCGACCAGAAACACGCATCAGACTTCATCATCAAAGCTATTGTGCTTCTGTACAAAGAAGAAGAAAGAAAAGTTGTTGCCAAAATGACCTACCCGCAAGAGATGGACTTTTTGATATCGAATGCAGCACGAAATAAGTTCATCAAAAACCTGACGCTTTCTTTGAAAGGTAATACACTTTTGCTGTTCCAATTTGTAGACAAACACGGCAAAATACTGTATAATATGATAAAAGAAGAAGCTGAAGCGCAGGGGCGTAAAGTGTTCTTTATTCATGGTGGTGTTGCTGGTGATGAGCGTGAAGCTATTCGCCATATTGTCATGAAAGAAAAGAATGCAATTATCATCGCATCATTCGGAACAATGTCTACGGGTACAAACATTCCGAACCTGGACGATGTGATATTTGCAAGTCCATCGAAGGGCAAGATTAGAAACCTACAGTCTATTGGTCGTGTGTTGCGTAAAGCAGATGGTAAGACCATCGCCACACTCTATGACATTGCAGACGATCTTGCCTGGAACGATAAAAAGAACTATACGCTGCTGCACTTTGTCGAGCGAATGAACATCTACGCACAAGAGCAGTTTGAATACAAAACATACACAGTGAAAATAACATGAAGCTATGGGTTATCAAGACAAATAATATAGAGATTATCTGCGAGATCGTCAAGCGTGGATTATTCTCTATCGCAGTTAAAAACCCAGTTCGTATCCTGGACACAGCTGCTACAGGGAAACTATCTCTTGGATATACTGTCTATAGTCCATTCACTACCAATGAAAATATCTCTATAAATAGGATGAACATTGTCTCAATCAGTGAACTCAAAGGTCAGCATGTTGAGTTCTATAACAAGACAGTCACCCTACTAAACACCCTAGTTATCCCAGAGCTTGATGGGGAAATCGGGAAGTTTGCAATAGAAATAGACCAAGCCATGAAACGTTTTGCTGATCGAAAGGAGTATCTTGAAGATGATGCTGACAGCGATGTGGTGATAGTTAATAACAAAAAACCACCTAGGAATAAGCTTAATTGAGTACACATTACGTAGATAATAAAAAAATGTATGAGGCGATTGTAGAGCACAAAAAAGCAGTCAAGGCTGCTTTAGATGCTGGAGAAAAACCGCCTAGAATACCAGAGTATGTTGGAAGTTGCTTTTTGATGATCGCTAAAAACGTAGTCAAGAAGCCTAACTTCTACAACTATCCATTCAAGGAAGAAATGGTTTCTGATGGAATAGAAAACTGCTGTATGTATTTTCACAACTTCGATCCGAATAAGACCCAGAACCCATTCTCTTATTTCACGACAATTATCTGGTACGCATTCCTTAGAAGAATCCAGAAAGAAAAGAAACAGCTTTACATGAAGCAAAAGTTGTTCGAGCATTCCGTCACATTCAACGAGATGTTCGATGTGTCCGACCAGGACATGGATGAAGGTATCACAATTGCCTTCACTACAAGCAGCGATAAGATGAATGATTTTACAACAACCTACGAAGCCTGGATGAAGAAAAAGCACCGTAGACGAGAACGCCAAGTTGACGCACTAGAAGACAGCGCAACCGAAGCACATTTTGAATTAGAGGATTTAATAGATGGAACAGAGATCGAACCACCAGATTCCTGGGATGATACAGGACTGGGCGAAACAGGCAACGAATCGGAAGCTTCCTGAACACATAAGATATAATTATGTTCAGGTGCTGACGGTTATCCGTGAATTTTGTGATACCGCTATTCGTTCTTATAATAATGAAAGAAAAAAATGACATCAAAAATTGCCATGATAAACGACACTCACTGGGGTGTTCGCAACGATGATCAAAATTTCTCAGAATATTTTAAACGCTTTTACGAAGGCGTTTTCTTTCCTACGCTTAGACGGCAGGGCATCAGCCGTATTTTCCATCTGGGTGATATTGTTGATCGTAGAAAGTATATTAATTTTGCTTCTGCGAAACGACTGAGAGAAGACTTCATTGAAATGTGTGTAGCCAATGGTATTGAGCTGCACATCATTCTTGGAAACCATGATGTGTTCTATAAGAACACCAATGACCTGAACGCGATGGAAGAGTTGAACGTAGACAAGTACCCGAATGTATTTGTGTACAAAGACGCTACCGAAGTGATGATCGATAATCTGAAAGTGTTGCTTATGCCCTGGATCTGTTCTGGCAACTATGAACATGCAATGAAGGCAATTGAAACAACAGACGCACAGGTTCTGTTTGGTCACCTGGAACTGTCTGGCTTTGCCATGTATAAAGGTAATGTCAACGACCACGGTATGTCGCCAAAGGTATTTGAGAAATTCGATCAGGTCATGACAGGTCACTACCACCACAAGTCGAGTTCTGGCAACATCAATTATCTTGGTGCGCCTTACCAAATGACCTGGAGTGACTACGGTGATGTGAGAGGGTTTCATATCTACGACACTTCCAACCGAATCCTTGAGCATATCGTTAATCCATTCGAGATGTTCCATAAAGTTACCTACAACGATGAAGGTAAAAGCATGGAAGATGTTCTGATTGACTGTGAGCCATACCGAGATAACTATGTGAAGTTGGTTGTTGAGAAAAAGACCAACCCCTACTGGTTCGATATGCTGATCAATAAGTTTGAGGCTGCTGGCGTTAAGGACTTGAAAATACTTGATGATGGTGATAAAATTGACCTTGACGATGATGATTTTGTCGATGAAGCACAAGACACTTTGACTATTTTGAACGGCTTCATTGACCAGATGGATATCAAAGGTAACCGTCAGGATTTGACGGAGTTACTTCGTGACCTTTACAGAGATGCTGCGAGTTCTGAATGATAACCTTTAAGAAAGTACGCTGGCGTAATTTTCTAAGCACTGGCGACTGCTTTACCGAAGTGCAACTGAATCGTTCCCACACCACATTGGTTGTTGGTGAGAATGGTGCTGGCAAATCGACTATCCTTGACGCTATATCGTTTGCTCTTTTTGGAAAGCCTTTCAGGAACGTCAAGAAAGACCAGTTGGTTAACAGCATCAACAACGGTAAGACTGTCGTTGAGTTGGAGTTTGCTATCGGCTCGAAAGAGTATATGATCAAGCGTGGAATCAAACCAGCAGTGTTTGAGATTTACCAGGACGGTGTTTTGGTAGACCAGAATGCTGCGGTCCGTGAGTACCAAGAGTATCTCGAAGACAACATCCTGAAGATGAATCAGAAATCTTTTGCCCAGATCGTTGTCATTGGATCCGCTTCCTATGTTCCGTTCATGCAACTTACCGCTGCACATCGAAGAGAAGTGATCGAGGATCTCCTTGACCTTCAGGTATTCAGCACCATGAACACACTTCTGAAAGAGCGAATCTCTCAGAACAAACAGGACATTCAATCTACAGATCACAGCATCATGCTGGCTCAACAATATATCAAGTTAGTCAACGACAACCTAGAAGCCATGAAACGTTTTGATGGTGAGAGCATCACCAAGCTTCAACAGAAGATTGACCAGGAAACCGAGAAAGCCAAAGATAAGATTCGATATGTTGACGAGATGAGGGGTAGGATTGCTCAGATCAAAGAAAGCCACAGTGAACGCTCAAGAATTGAGGGTGCTGCTAGGAGTGCCAGAGAGTATCAGAACAAACATGCACGGATAGCATCAAAACTGCAAAATGAAGTTGAGTTCCTGGAAAAGCATGTTGATTGTCCGACCTGTAAGCAAAATATCACAGAAGAGTTTAGGGCAAACACTATCAAAGAAAAAGAATCTATTATTATGGAGTCTATTTTAGAGATGGAAAAATGTGACCATGTGTTCGACAAAATCGAAGACGATCTGAATCGATTTATTGAGGATGATAATGATATCGCTGCTATGGAAGCTTCGATTCATAATACGACTTTTGAAGCAAAGACCCATGCCAAGCTTGCCCAGACTTACATGACCGAGATGGATAACATCAAGAATAGAACTTCTGTGGATCCAGTCGCTGAGTCACAGGCTAAAGCAAAAGAAAAAGAGTTGGCAGATCTTATTGAAAACAAGAAACAGATATTGAAAGATAAAGACACTCTTGAGACCGCATCACTTCTTCTCAAAGACGGTGGCATCAAAGCTAAGATTATCAAGCAGTATGTTCCTATCATGAACAAGCTGATCAACAAGTATCTTGCATCGATGGACTTCTTTGTCCAGTTTGAATTGGACGAGAACTTCAGCGAGACCATCAAGTCCAGGTTCCGTGACGAGTTCAGTTATGCATCATTCTCTGAAGGTGAGAAGACCAGAATCGATCTGGCACTACTTTTCACCTGGAGAGCCATTGCCAGAATGCGTAACTCAACCACAACAAATCTGTTGATTCTGGACGAGATCTTCGATGGTGCTCTGGATAGTAGTGGTACGGACGAGTTCCTAAAGATCATCAATACCATCGATGGTGACAACAATACTTTCGTTATCAGCCACAAGACAGACCAGATGTACGATAAGTTCCACAGCATTATTAAGTTTGAGAAGTACAAATCATTTTCAAGGATTGCAGCATGATATACAAGCTTTTACCCGAAAATCACGAAATGCTGTTTCAAGAGATGCAAAAATTTGATTTTGAAAATCCACCCTGCGACCCAGAGCAGCTGGCACTCGATCTGATCGAAACTATGAGAGCCAACCAGGGAATAGGCTTATCTGCAAATCAAGTTGGTTTACCCTACCGTGTTTTTGTCATGGAAGGTAGCCCAGCATTCGTATGCTTCAATCCAAAAGTCGTGGCGGTCAGCTCTGGACTTGCCAAGATGCAAGAGGGTTGTTTATCCTACCCAGACTTTTGGATTGACATTAAACGCCCACACACGGTTAAGGTTCGTTTTACTACCCCATCTGGTACTACCACAACCAAGACCTTTGATGAGTGGCACTGTCGATGTTTCCTACACGAACTAGACCACCTGAACGGAACCCCGTTCTACAAAAACGCAACTAATATGCAAATAGAAGCTGCCCGTAAACTCCGTACTAAAATAACCCGAAACAAGAAAAGGATGCTAAAATGAATGAACTAGCCAGAATGAATCATGTATTCCCGCTACACAAGCGTATTTTAATCAAAGCAAATGACGTACAAACCAAAACGCTTTCTGGTATCATAGTTGAAAGTGGTACGGGTGATGAATCTCGAACCGCAACTGTGATCGAGTGTGGACCTGATGTAGAGCACGTCAAGCCAGGATACACCATCTATATCATGTGGACGAAAGCCTTACCCGTCAGAATCAGTGGGCTAGACTATTCATTCATCAATGAAGAAGACGTTGTTGCAATTCTGGATAAGGTGTGATATAATTCTTGTATAAATAATACACAATGACTTTTTTAGTTGATACTCCATACACAAGATGTTTTATTCGTCAAGAATTTTTCTATGACGAAAAACGTGGTTATGGGGATTTTACTGAAGCCTATGTATTTGGTTTCCGAAGTGAACCGCAGCGAGTGCCTATGTTCCAGGTTATGCTTGCTAATGGAGCACAGTGGGCTAGAGTTCCGATACATATGATATGCAGTAAACCCTGTGATCCACTCCCCCTGGATGTTAGCGTTTGGTGGGACTGCTATAGTAGATATTGCACGGTTCATGAATTTGCTTTTCTAAGAAACCATGCGGTAAATTGCTATGGACGAGATAAACAACTAAGACGAGGCTCGTATCTATTCACAATAGATTGGGCTACTGGTGGCTTCAGTGAAATACCAGATCAACACAAGAATCATCATATAATTAGTTTAGAGTCTGGGCAGTGGGTGGCTTATCCTAACAATAAATTATTATGGCTTGATGATAGTTGGATAGAAGGCAAACCAAGTTTTGATTGGGTCAGCCCAAGTAAAGTTTATAGTGTAGAGGGTTAATGCACACAATACGCTGTCTTAGCTCAGTCGGTAGAGCACCTGCCTTGTAAGCAGGATGTCGTGAGTTCGATTCCCACAGACAGCACCAAATGCGTCCATAGTTTAACGGTAAAATGTGATCCTTCCAAGTTCAGGTCGTGGGTTCGACTCCCACTGGACGCTCCAAACGAACATAAATACTTGACAATATTAGGAATTATTATGTTATCCTTTAGTCAATTTATTAATGAAGAAACAAAACTTAACAACACCAGGAAAACCCAGGTAGCCACCACTGGTGGAACCTACGAGAAGACTGGTGTATATTTGAGTGATAAGCTTGAACCGAAGTCTAAGATTATTAGCATCGGTGCTGGTTTAGATCACACAAAGAAAGCATTGATGAAAGGTCTGGGTAAAGGTTATGTTGTTCATGACCACGAACCAAACCCAGAAGGACGTAAAGAAGCACCAGAGTATACAAACGCATCTAAGATACCAAAGAATGGTTATGATGCAGCAGTTTGCCATAATGTGTTGAATGTTGTAGAACCAAATGTTAGAGAGCATGTAATGCACTCCATATTCAACTCCATTAAGGAAGGTGGACACGCTATTATCGGCACACGAAAGTGGAAAGGTGATATCGAGAAGAACAAGAATTCTGAACCCGCTGAAGAAAAGAAAGCGATGTGGGTTAAGAAAGGTTCTGAAAGATCCTACCAAAAAGGGTTTGATGGTGATGAACTGAAAGACTATGTTCATGACTATGCGAAAAGAAACGGACACCAGGTTGAGGTTAAAAAGTTAACTGGTATCGCAGCTTCTGGTGTTCATGTTAAGTTATTAAAAAAATAGTACGCGCCTGTAGAGGAATTGGGAGACTCTCTGGATTTAGGTTCCAGCGTCCGAAAGGGCACTGTCGGTTCGACTCCGACCAGGCGTACCATTTGATTAACAATAAGTTTTATGATATAATAAGTTATGCGCTCGTAGCTCAACTGGATAGAGCAACGGACTTCTACTCCGTTGGTTGTGGGTTCGACTCCTACCGAGTGCGCCAAATTATATCGGAGTATAGCACAGCTTGGTAGTGCGCTTGCTTTGGGAGCAAGAGGTCCAAGGTTCGAATCCTTGTACTCCGACCAATTTACGGGTCCATAGCTCATCTGGGAGAGCGCCAGCTTTGCAAGCTGGATGTGGTCGGTTCGAGTCCGACTGGATCCACCAAAATGCGTGGATGTGCCTAAAGCACATGTACCCAAGTAGCCCTAATTGAACAGGTGAACGAGGACTTGGAATTAACCGAGGGCGCGCAATTTAAGGAAGTGTGGCAGAGCTTGGTTTAATGCACCTGACTTGAAATCAGACGATCCTGAGAAGGATCCGTGGGTTCAAATCCTACCACTTCCGCCAATAAGAGGTATACAATGGAAAAGCAAGTATTAACTGAAGTAACACCACCAGGTGAAGAAACTGAAAAGACCGACAAGGAACTTATTCAAGAGATCGTTGAAGCCACAAGTGACCTTCACGATCTCGACTACGCGAAATAAGTGCCTATAGCTCAACGGTTAGAGCAGAGGACTCATAATCCTTTGGTTCTAGGTTCGAATCCTAGTGGGCGCACCAATACTTAAACTAAATAGTTTATATGGTTGTATGAAGGAACGAGAAGGTTTCTTGGACACGGGTGCAAATCCCGTCTGCTCCACCAAAAATGTTTTCTGAGTAAAATATTTTTGATGGGGCAGTTTCAGATTCGACAGGGAAAGATATCCGACTGGACAACCAGTGAGGCGACTGACTCAATCAGCGCAAACCAAAGTAATCGCAAATGACGATAACTACATTCAGGCACTTGCTGCTTGATCCAACTGTTCTTCCGAGTGGGTTTCTCAACGGAAGTGGTCGTCCTCTCCAGTAGAGGGCTATCAAAAGCATATTGACTTAGTATGTTTTTGATAACAGGATAAGCAATTTGGTTCTCTAGCATAATGGTAATGCACCGAGCTTATACCTCGCACTCCAGATTAGAGGGTTATACAGGTTCAAGTCCTGTGAGAACCACCAGAAACATGCGCGATTAGCTCAGCGGTAGAGCAGTGCCTTTACACGGCGAAGGTCGGGGGTTCGAACCCCTCATTGCGTACCAAATACGGGTGTGATGGAATGGTATACGTATCAGACTTAAAATCTGAGTTTTGTGGGTTCGAGTCCCACCACCCGTACCACAATAAATAAAGAATGGCTATGTTTGATTATAAAACAAAAATTAATTTTGAAGAAGTAAAAGCTTACATAGAAGCCAATCCAAACTCAAAACTTTATATCGGCTGTGACTCTGAACGAGTTATAATCAAAGATGTTTGGTATGCTGATTACGCATCTGTTATTGTTGTCCACATTGGTGGTCGCCACGGTTGTCGTGTATTTGGTCAAGTAGATCGTGAGCGCGATTATGATCAAAACAAAGGTCGCCCACGTATGCGTCTGATGAACGAAGTTATTAAAGTGGCTGAACTATACATTAACCTTGGGAAAACCCTGGGTGAAGATTTTGAGTGCGATGTTCACCTTGACATTAACCCGAATGAGATTTATGGATCTTCTTGCGTTGTCCAGGAAGCTATTGGATACATTCGTGGTATGTGTAATGTCATACCGATGGTCAAACCACAGGCATGGGCTGCTACCCACTGTGCAGACCGTCTAAAAGAACTTCGCGCTTAGCTATTGCATATATCACAGAAATGTGATATACTGCATGACACGGTATGAAAAGATACCGTTATTTTGTTGTTTAATTAAAGGAGTCAAAATGAAACTGAAAATCGCTTTAGCTGTTCTTTTCCTCGCCTTTGCCGTGGGCACTGCTCACGCTGAAGATCGCCTAACCGCTGGATACACTCAGAAGGCTGTTGCCACTCTGAGCGACACCTGGGGTGTTGGTGTTGAGAAAGACTTCGGTGAACTAGGTGCAGCAACTGTTGTTGGTGACCTTGGTTTTACCAATGTTCTCAACGGCGCATTTGCAGATACCCTGTGGACCGCTGGACTTGGCGTTGAAGTTCCTCTGTCAGAATTGCTGAACCTTGAAGTTGGTGCTTCGCGTAGCTTCGTCAATGGTGGACAGGATTTCACCCAGTATCGTGCTGGTGTTGTTTATCAGGGCATCGCATGGCGTTTCGCTGGTGCAGCTGTAAAGGCTGACGGCGTAGACGTTTTCGCAGAAGCTTCCGCAGAACGCAAAGTCTTTGGTGACCTAGCAGTCGGTGTTGCTTCGAGCTTCGATCAGTCCGAATACTTTGCTACCACAGTATTCGCGTCCTACTCGTTCTAACTGAAAAGGAACACCAGCATGGTTCGCCCAGCTGGTGTTTTTCTTATGATAAAAAAAATATACCGCGAATTAGTCTGCCTGATATTTGGTCATGAAACCAAGACCCTGGTATTCAGGGCAGAGAACTTTGAGATAACATACAAAGCCTGTATCCGTTGCGGGTACGCACAGCAGACAGATTTTGAAGAAATTGACGCAGAAATTGTCGATCTGGATGCAAGTCCAACGGATGCTAAATAGAGGGTAAACCCATCTATTTGAGGACATGATGCTAAATTTCAAACAATTTTTTCAAGACCGCTTGCAGCTTGAACAGACCGTTGAGTCTGAGATCCAAACCTACGCTATTGATGATTCGTTCTTTGATGATATTATCAGTGAAGCAGATGGTGGAAACTATAATCCAAACAACCCTTGGCACAAACTGAAAAGAGGTGCTTCTGAATACTTCGGCGCAACGCCAGAAAGACAGAAGGAAATCCACGCCGAAGCAAAGGGTATTGAATCCAAAAAAATGATGACTCCTGAATCGGCAAACCCAAAGCTTGCCAAGAACGGAGAAAAGATGCCAGATCATGATACAAAGGCTCTGTTCCTTGCGCCTTCTACCATGTCTGGTGTTGACGTTTGCCCAGCAGCATCGAAAGAATGTAAAGCTGCTTGCCTGGGTAAAGAAGCTGGTCGCGCCCATATGCGCCCAACTAAAGACGCTAAGATCTGGCGTACCAAATTGATGTTTGATCATCCAACCCACTTCTACGCAAAGCTTGACCAGGAAATCACATCTGCCAAGACTGCTGCCCAAAAGAAAGGTAAGCAACTGGCTGTCCGTTTGAACGGAACCAGTGATATTCCACACGAACAACTAGCACCACAGCTGTTCGAGAAACACAAAGATGTTAAGTTTTACGACTACACTAAAATTGCTGGTCGCACAAAGAGCACCAAGACCCCAAGCAACTATCACCTAACCATGTCTTCTACTGGTATCAATCACGAAGACAGCAACTGGAAGGATGTACGCAAGCACCTGGATAAAGGTGGTGTGGCATCGATGGTATTCAAAGTTCAGACTTCTGCCCGTAATCGCCCAGCTGGTGGTCTACCAACTCATGTCCATGACGAAGAAACTGGTAAGAAGTATCGTGTTGTAGATGGTGACGAGCACGATCACCGTCACTTGGATCACAAGTACAACAGCGTTCCAAAAGGTGAGGGCATCATTGCTGGTCTTCGTATGAAAGGTGGTGCAAAGAATGTTGTACGTGCTGGTAAGTTTGCTGTTGATGTTGATAAAGAATCAAATACAGCTACAGTGAGAAAGGGTGAAAATTAATTAATGCCCATTTATACATATTCATGCCAAAAGCATGGTGATTTTGAAAAGCTAATCAGAATGCAAGAATCGGACAGTGAGCAATCCTGTCCGAAATGCAACACGCAATGTGAACGCATATTTGCTGCCTCTGGTGGTGGTTTTCAATTGAAAGGTGACTGGTTCAAGACTTCAGGTAAGTATTGATTTTTTGCCAGTTTAGTGGTATACTATTGTTTTATTATAAGGAGTGATAATGTCATTTAAAGTCCAAGTCCCAATTGAAGAACTGAGAAAGCGTAAGCTGTTTGTAGCAACCCCAATGTATGGCGGTCAATGTGCTGGTATGTATACCCGTTCTATTGCCGATCTTTCTGCAATGTGTGCTGCCCACGGAATTCAGATCCAGTTCTATTTCCTATTCAACGAATCGTTGATTACCCGTGCTCGTAACTATTGCGTAGATGAATTCTTGCGTAGTGAAGCATCTCACCTGATGTTCATCGACAGCGACATTGGATTCAATCCAAATGACGTTCTGGCTCTAATGGCTATTCAAGACGATGAAAGCCCATATGACGTTCTGGCTGGTCCGTATCCTAAGAAGTGTATCTCCTGGGAAAAGATTAAGCAAGCCGTTGACAAAGGTTTTGCAGACGAGAACCCACAAGAGCTTGAGAAGTTTGTCGGTGACTATGTGTTCAACCCACGCAACGGTCAGAATGAAATCCCGATCAACTCACCAGCAGAAGTTTCCGAAGCTGGTACTGGTTTCATGATGATTCGCCGTGCTACTTTCGAGAAGTACAAAGCAGCGTTCCCGCATTTGTCCTACAAGCCAGATCACGTCCGTACCGCAGCATTTGACGGTAGCCGTGAGATCCATGCTTACTTTGACTGCATCATCGACCCTGATTCTAAACGCTACTTGTCAGAAGACTATATGTTCTGCTATAATGTGCAGAAGATGGGTGGGCAAGTTTGGTTGTGCCCTTGGATGCAACTGCAACACGTTGGTTCCTACATCTTTGGTGGCTCTCTTGCTGACCTGGCTCGTATCGGTGCTTCGGCTACCGCAGACACAAGCCAAATCAAACACAAGAAGCATAAGAAGTAATTTTTAATCATTGGAGTTTATATTATGAAGTTTGACCTACGTACTCTTCAGATCCTGAAGAATTTTGCAACAATCAATCCGTCAATCTTGTTCCGTGAAGGTAATCGTTTGAGCACAATCTCGCTGTCACGCAATGTGATGGCGAGAGCCAAACTTTCAGCTGCTGTTGATAAAGAGTTTGCGGTTTATGACCTAAACCGCTTTATCGGTATTCTGTCGTTATTCGAAACCCCTGCAATCACTGTCAATGATAAACAACTTGTCATTGCCAGTGATGATGGTACTCGCCACGTCAACTTTACTTCTGCTGATAAATCAATGATCTACGCAGCACCTGAGAAGGAAATTGATACTAGCAACTGCAATGTTGAATTCACGCTCAACCAGGATGTTTTCGCATCGATTAATAAGGGCTTGAGCATTCTACAACTGCCTGAAATCGCTTTCACGGGTGATGGTAACAACATTTACATAAAAGCCATTGATGTTAAAAACCCTACTGGCGATACCTATTCTTATGTTGTTGGTAAAACCGACAAGTGTTTCCAGTTTATTTTCAAAGCTGAAAACATGAAGTTGCTTTCTGATAATTATAATGTTAAGCTTTCTGAACAGGGGTTTGCATACTTGTATTCTGATGATGTGGAATACTGGATCTCTGGTGATATCACAAGCAAATTTGAATAAGGTTATTTTATATGATGATGGAAGACTATCTTTGGGCGCAGAAGTATCGCCCTAAAACTATTGACGAATGTATCCTATCCGATGATCTGAAGCAAACTTTCAAACAGTTTATCAAGGATAAGAATGTTCCCAATCTCATTCTGACTGGACGTGCTGGTATCGGTAAAACAACCGTTGCCCGTGCTTTGCTTGAAGAGATCGGTAGCGATTACATTGTAATCAATGGTTCTCTCGATGGTAGCATCGATGTGCTACGAACAAAAATCCAACAGTTTGCATCTACGGTTTCTTTCGTTGGTGGTCGCAAGTATGTGATCATCGATGAAGGCGATTATCTTACCCATGCAACACAGCCAGCACTTCGTAATTTCATTGAAGAGTACAGTAAGAACTGCGGTTTCATTCTGACCTGTAACTTCCTGAATAAGATTATGGAGCCACTCCAGAGTCGATTCAGCGTTATTAATTTCTCGTTTCAAAAGGAAGATGCACCTAAGCTTGCTGCTTTGTTCTACAAGCGTGTACAAAATATCCTGGGCGAGAATGCTATCAAATACGATCAGGCAGCTGTTGCTGGAGTCATTAAGAAATACTATCCTGACTGGCGTAAGTGTCTTAATGAACTGCAACGATATTCCGCTACTGGTTCAATTGACAGCGGTATCCTTTCTAACTTCAGCGAGGTATCTTTGAATCAGCTAATCATGCTGATGAAAGAGCGTAACTTCACCGAGGTTCGCCAGTGGGTATCAGAGAACACCGACCAGGACACCAGTAGGCTGTTCAGGGCGTTGTATGATAACGCAGTTAAGTACATCAAACCTTCTTCTATCCCACAGCTTGTTCTTATCCTTGCTGAGTACCAATACAAGAATGCGTTTGTCACAGATCATGAAATCAATCTGGCTGCTTGTATGGCAGAGATTATGGTTCAAGTTGAATTTAAGGATTAATTATGGCTCGTAAGAAGAAAGTGAAAGTGGAAGATACTGGCGCAATGGACGCTATGAACCTGAAAGAGTGCAGCATCTGCTCGTCAGAACTGGATGAAGATGATGGTGATATCCGAGGATACTTCGGTATCATTCCTGTTGCCTTTTGTTGCTGGTGCACGAGCAGTCTGCAAGATATGGTCCAACAGATGAATCCCCATGAATGTGAGAAATGTGGTCACATGAATGGTGAGGAAGATGAGTAATCCTTTTGATTATCTGAATGCTATCAATTATGATAAAACGGACTTAATGACTGGTACGGATAACGACCAGTTAGCCGAGTCCGATTATCAGCCATTTCTGATCAACCGTGGTCTGTCTCAGCATGTGGATACCATCATGTATGCAAACGTGATGAACCAGTATCCAAACCTAGATAAGAAGCTTCAATTCGACTATCTTATAAATATCGTTAGGAAGAAGAAACGCTATGCTAAGTGGGCTAAGGCAAGTGAGGATTTCGACCTGGAAGCGGTGAAGCAGTATTATGGGTTGAATACGCAAAAGGCTAGTGATGCACTGAGAGTATTGACTGAGAAGCAGCTTCACCTGATAAAAGAAAAATTAAAAACAGGTGAACCATGAGTTTATTACAATCATTAATTGAGGTAGAACTAGGACATGAAGATGATTTTCTGAAAGTCCGTGAAACATTAACAAGAATCGGTGTAGCGTCTAGGAAGGACAACAAGCTTTATCAATCCTGTCATATCCTACACAAACAAGGTCGCTATTACATAGTGCACTTTAAAGAGTTGTTTGCCCTAGATGGTAAAGGTACAGACTTCTCTGAAGACGATCTATCCCGCAGAAACACCATCGCGCTTCTTCTTGAAGAGTGGGGTCTGGTGAAGATCGTAAACAAAGCAAAAGCAGAAACCCCGAAGTCTCCTTTGAATCAGATAAAGATTCTGACTCACAAAGAGAAGAATGAGTGGGAACTGGTTGCAAAATATAACATTGGTGTTAAGAAAGATACCCGATAAGGTGTCTTGAATTGTGAGTTGTTTTCCTGTATAATGCAGGGATTATTATGGAGTTGTAATGCTTTTTTATACTAATGTACACCTACACAGGGGTAAACTTCTCGTCCGTGGATACGACAATGGTGCTCGTATCCGAGAAGAGCATGTGTGCAAACCATATCTGTTCGTGCCTTCTAAATCGGATGATAGTAAGTACAAAACCCTGGATGGAAAGCCTGTAGATCGAGTTGACTTCGATACGCCGTCTGAAGCCAGGGATTTTGTCAGTCGTTATGACGATGTTCATGGCTTCCAAATCTATGGTATGACGAACTACGCATACCCATTCATCAACGACTACTTCCCAAAGACCATCGAGTATGACGAGTCTAAGATCTCTGTTGTCAATATGGATATCGAGGTCGCAGCCGATGATGGGTTTCCTGATATTCAGAAAGCCGACAAAGAAGTCACGGCTATCTGTTTGTCGAAGAACAACAAGTTCTATGTGTTTGGTTGCAAGGATTACACGGTAACCGACTCTCGTGTAAATTATGTCAAGTGCTTAAACGAGCGCGATCTGCTTCGCAAATTCCTTATGGCATGGAACGCACCGTTCCTCACACCCGATGTTCTGACTGGTTGGAACGTTGAGTTCTTTGACGTGCCGTATCTGGTGAACCGAATCACGAAAGTGTTGAGTGCTGAAGAAGCTCGTACTCTGTCGCCCTGGCGTTTGCTCGACCAGAAGAAGATCGAAATCATGGGGAAAGAGAACGAAACGTTTGTTCCTGTCGGAATCACGGTTCTCGACTACCTACAACTGTACAAGAAGTTCTCGTACACACCCCAGGAATCCTACAAGCTGGATCATATTGCTGAGTATGAATTGGGTGAAAAGAAGCTCGATTACTCCGAGCATGGTTCGTTGCTTGCGTTGTATAAAAACGATTATCAGAAGTTCATCGACTACAACATTCGAGACGTTGAACTGGTAGATAAGCTTGAAGCCCAGAAGAAGTTTATCTCGCAAGTGTTTGCTATGGCATACGATGCGAAGATCACCTACTCTGACACATTGACTACAGTTCGTATGTGGGATGTTATCATTCATAACCACCTTATGGATCGAAACATTGTCGTTCCTTTTGTCAAGGTCAGTGAAAGTGACGAGACTTTTGGTGGGGGGTTCGTCAAGGATGTTAAGATCGGTATGAGTAAGTGGGTCGTGTCTTTTGACTTGAACTCACTGTACCCACATCTTATCATGCAGTACAACATCAGCCCTGAAACAATCATGAATCATATCGATGGTATCAACGTTGATTCCATTCTTGAGAATGGTTTGAGCGATGAAGTTCGATCAGATCTGATAGCAAAAAATCTTACTGTCAGTGCCTGTGGTTGGACCTTTGATCGTGGCGTACAAGGTTTCCTGGGTGAATTGATGCAGACCAAATACGATGATCGTGTGTGGTGGAACAACGAGAAGAAGTCTGCCAACAAGCAGCTGAAGGCTCTTGGTAATGATGCAGACCCTGCGGAACGCAAGCGTCTTGCGAACCGAGTGGATCAGTGCCACAACATGCAAATGGCAAAGAAGATTCAGCTCAACTCAGCCTACGGTGCTCTTGGTAACAAGTATTTCCGTTGGTATGATTTGAGAAATGCCGAGTCTATCACCATGTCTGGTCAGCTGTCTATCCGTTGGATGGAACGCGACATGAACATCTATCTGAACGACTTCTTGAAAACAGAAGGCGAGGATTATGTTGTTGCTTCTGATACCGACTCCCTTTACATCACGATGGAAAAGGTTGTTGATAAGATGGGTAATCAGCCAGTCGATGATATCGTCACTGCTCTGGACAAGTTCTGCAACGAATACGTCCAAAAGGTTATTAACAAGTCATACGAGAACCTTGCAGACCACATGAATGCTTATGCTCAGAAGATGTTCATGAAGCGTGAAGCCATTGCAGACCGTGGTATCTGGACAGCCAAGAAGCACTACATTCTCAACATGTATGACCTTGAGGGTGAACGTTTCAAGGAGCCTAAGCTGAAGATTATGGGCATGGAAGCTATCAAGTCTTCGACTCCAGGTATCTGTCGTGTTGCGATTAAGGAAGGCTTTAAGATTATCATGCAGAAGACCGAGGATGATCTAATCAAATTCGTATCTGATTTCAGAACCAAGTTCTTTTCGTCTAGTTTCGAAGAAGTGGCTTTCCCCCGTGGTGTGAACAACCTTGAGAAATATAGTGATAAAAATACGGTATACAAAAAGAGTACACCGATTCATGCTCGTGGTGCTTTGGTGTATAACTACCTAGTGAACAAGTATGATGTTGGCAATAAGTATCCGTTGGTATCGAGTTCAGACAAGATCAAGTTTTGCTATCTGCGTGTACCAAACCCGTCAGGCGGTAATGTCATTTCATGCCCAGGCGAGTTGCCAGTAGAATTTAATGTCGCACCCTACATTGATTATGATACACAGTTCCACAAGACTTTCATTGAGCCACTGAATAGCGTGTTAAAGGTTATCGGTTGGAATTATGAAAAGAAATTAACCCTAGATAGATTTTTCACATGAGGATAAGTATGTCAGACATAGACCTGGATATGGATTTTGACTTCGGATTTTCCGCAGTCACCGAAGACGAACTAAAAGCCGTTACTGATGCTACAAAAACAGCACAATATTACAAAGATCAGCGTGACGCTCTCTACAAGATGATCGTACCGCTGCTTAATAATCTGATGAAAAATGCAGATAAACCTTATATTCTTTGGGCAGACCGAGAAGCTAAAATCAAAGAGTTTAAAGTTAGGATCGATAAGCTGGTTGCCGATTGATTAGAAATGTGGTATAATATTCCTTTACCGTGAGATGCATATGTCCCTATTAGCAAAGTTATCAAAAAATTCTACGATTAAAGAGTCAGATGTTCTGTCTGATTCGTCCTTCTTCAATACGAAGGATATGGTAAGCACATCCGTACCAGCCCTGAATATTGCCCTTGCTGGTGATGTTGATGGCGGTTTCACTCCAGGTCTTACACAATGGTGTGGTCCATCCAAACACTTCAAGACTCTGTTTACTTTGCTTATGGCTAAAGCCTACATGGACAAGTACGCAGACTCTGTGTTGCTGTTCTATGATTCAGAATTCGGTACACCGCTGTCTTACTTTGAGTCTGTTGGTATTGACATGAAGCGTGTTCTTCACACACCACTAGTCAACATTGAGCTTCTGAAGTTTGATATTATGAAGCAACTTGAAGGTATCAACCGTGGTGATAAAGTATTCATCATGATCGATTCTGTTGGTAACCTTGCGTCCAAGAAAGAAGTTGATGATGCGCTAGAAGGTAAATCAACCGCAGATATGTCTCGCGCTAAGCAGCTGAAGTCTTTGTTTCGAATGGTGACACCGCTGCTCACCATGAAAGATATTCCAATGCATGTGGTCAACCATACCTACAAAACAATGGAACTGTATGCTAAAGATGTTGTTGGTGGTGGTACAGGATCATACTATTCTTCGGATAACATCTACATCATCGGAAGACAGCAAGAGAAAGACGGTACTGAATTACTTGGCTACAACTTCATCATCAAGGTTGAGAAATCTCGCCATGTAAAAGAACAGATGAAGATCCCTATTACCGTAAGTTTCGAAGGTGGTTTAAGTCGCTGGTCTGGTTTACTTGAAATCGCCCAGGAAACTGGTCATGTTATGAAACCATCCAATGGTTGGTATTCGCGTGTCAATAAGACAACTGGTGAGATCGAGGCTCAAAAGTTCCGTGCAAAAGATACCGATACTGCTGCATTCTGGACACCCATTCTGAATGATGAATCATTCAAGCAAGCGGTGCGTGATATGTACCAGGTGTCAAACGGATCTATTCTTTCTGATGAAGAAGTAGCTTCGGCTTATGATGTTAGCGAAGAGTGAGCATTCTATCGACCTTGCTTCGGATATAATTCTTTAGCTTGTCGATGTACCCACGGTTTCGTAGGTCTTTGAATACCAGATTCTCAATGGCAAATTCACCAGCCCTTTGAATCGATGTTGCTCTCAACGAAGCCAGCTTGTCTTTTAGATCGCTGGCTTCTTTGACTGTACCACGCCCGTTGATAACCGAATCAATACGGTGCATCTGTTCTTCGATCTTGTGCTTCAGACCAACGTCATTGTTGAAATTCAACTTCAGGTTCTTTGGTTTGACAGTCCACTTATCAGAATAGATTGAATAGACACCCTGGGATTTTGGTGTTTTGGTTTGGTGACTATGGGCGTACACTTCAACAGGAAGTCCGTATATTTTAACATCATGTTGCAATGCCCATAGGTCTTTCTTGGCAAGCATGAATAGACGCATCTGCTCTTCATCTGTGAATATTGTTTTCTTCATATCCACAACCAGGTGAACGTCAATATCCGACTGCTTTGTGTAGTTGTAATTGACATTACCGCCAGTAATGATAATGTCCTCAATGGCATCATCTTCGATCTTGGCGGTCTTAGCCCATACTTTGGCTATTTTCAAAAGATGTTCACGGACGATAGGTTTTAACTTATCTTCATCGACCCAAAGCTTTGGGTTTAATTCGTCATGGTATTGTAGCGTTAAATCAAGCTCTTCGTTAATCATAAGATCTCCAGGTTACGGGGTATTTATATTGACAGGCAGTTAGGTTTCGGTTATAATGAAGCATCATTGGAGTCACGCATGTCCTTAGAAAAAACCATCCTGTCTGGTATGATAGGCAACGAAAATTACCTGTGGAAAGTGCTCCCCCACATTAAGGGCGAATACTTTACTGCACGAGAATACAAGATCGCCTTTGACCTTGTAAGCAACTATGCGAACAAATACAACCGAGTGCCTGAAAAGGCTGCTCTCTTTATCGATCTCGACAAGCAAGATGGTCTTACAGAAGAACTGTTCAAAAAGACCAAAGACCTCATTAACGAATTATCAAGCCCACCTCAAGACTTTGAGTGGTTGGTCGATAACACGGAACAGTTCTGTCAAAGCCGAGCACTTCACCTTGCGATCTATAATGCAATCTCGATTCTTGACAACAAGAGCAAGGATCTTGACAAGGGTGCTATCCCACAACTTCTGACTGATGCTCTTGGTGTCTCCTTTGACACAAACATCGGTCACGACTTCCTGGAAGACGCAGAAGAACGTTTCGACTTTTATCATCGTGTAGAGGAAAAGATCCCATTTGATCTTGACTACATGAACCTGATTACGGGTAATGGCATTGCCAAGAAAACTCTGACTGTTATTTTGGCTGGTACTGGTGTCGGTAAGTCTATGATGATGTGCCATATGGCTGCACACAATCTGCTTGTCGGTAAGAATGTTTTGTATGTCACTATGGAAATGGCAGAGGAACGAATTGCCGAGCGTATCGATGCGAACACACTGAACATCACGATGGACGATCTTGCTATTCTCCCGAAAGAAAGCTACATGAAAAAGATCGAGCGTGTTCGTGGCAAGACTTCAGGCAGACTTGTTATCAAGGAGTACCCGACTTCCCAGGCTGGCTCTGGACACTTCCGTCACTTGTTGAACGAGTTGAAGCAAAAGAAGAGTTTTGTGCCCGATATTGTCTATATTGATTACATCAACATCTGTGCATCTTCTCGTATGAAGATGAGTGGTTCGGTCAATTCCTACACCTACATCAAGGCAATCGCAGAAGAACTTCGTGGTCTGGCAATGGAATTCAATCTTCCTATTGTCACTGCAACCCAAACGACTCGTAGTGGTTATGATAGTAGTGATGTGAACTTGACCGATACTTCAGAGTCTTTCGGTCTTCCAGCCACAGCGGATCTGATGTTTGCAATCATGTCGAGTGAAGAGTTGGAACAGCTTGGACAGGTTATGATCAAGCAGCTGAAGAATCGATACAAAGACCCATCAAGGTACAAACGATTCGTGCTTGGTTTAGATAAGCCTAAGATGCGATTCTATAATGTCGAGCAGACTGCCCAGAAGGATATCACAGACTCTGGACCAGTTATGGATCAAAGCGACTTCGGGCAAAGAATGAAAGCCGAGAAGAAGTTTGATTTCGACAACTTTAAATAACGACTAAATACTCCAGATTACCCCTGGAGTATTTTTTTATGGCGCAGTATACTAAATAATCGATGATTAAAGGATAATTTATGGCACAATTTAGAACCGACACATCGGTGTTTCGAGAAGACGGTAAAACACTTTATGAAGTGAATATGCTTAATGGCAGATTTACTGCTTCTGGCACAGCCACTGATGCGTTTGGTCGTCTGAGAGTATCAGAGCCACTTACTCTGTTTGATTCGTTTCATCGTTATCAGGACAACGGTAAGTTTGCAACAAGCAATAGCGGAACATCAAATACCGAGTTCAAAACAAATGAATCTATTGTTGATTTGAATGTAGGCACAACTTCGGGTGATAAGTGCTACCGTGAATCTAAAAGAGTGTTCGCATACCAGCCAGGAAAGTCATTGCTCATCATGAATACCTTTGTGATGAACGCTCAGAAAACAAATCTAAGACAGCGTGTAGGATATTTCAATTCAGAAAATGGTATATTTTTTGAGAATGATGGTACAGACAATTACATTGTATTGAGAAGTTATACATCAGGGGTAGTAAGCGAAACAAGAGTTGCGCAAGCAAATTGGAACATAGATAAGTTTGATGGAACTGGGCAATCATCTCAATCTAGTCATCCTGATCGCGGAAGTTTAAATATAACTAAATCTAATATTCTTTGGATTGATGTTGAATGGCTTGGTGTTGGCGATGTCCGTTGTGGATTTGTAGTTGATGGTCTTATGGTTCCAGCGCACATATTCCATAACGATAATCTTAATACAACAACATATATGACAACCGCCATTCTTCCTGTTCGTTATGAGATCGAAAACACAGGAACAACTGCTTCTGCTTCTAAGATGAAGCAAATTTGCTCTACTGTTATATCTGAAGGTGGTTACACATTAGAAGGTAAATCTAGAAGCATTATCATTCCTACTAACGAACCAAAAGACTTGCCTACAGCTGGAACATTTACACCTATCTTGTCAATTAGATTGAAGGATTCATTCAAAGATGCCATCGCTATACTGAAAGATGTTGAGTTTTTTGGTATCACAAACAATACAAGTTATCGCTACAAAATTATTATTGGTGGAACATTAGATGGTGCATCTTGGACCCCTGCTAGTGCAGATTCACCTATAGAATATGATACAACCGCAACTACAGTTACAGGTGGTCGTGATGCTCAAGTTGGATATGTGAACGTGTCAGCGGGTGCTGGTGGGCAAGCGGTAAATCTTGGAAGAGAAACACTGTTTGCATATCAGTTGGAAAGAGATCCTTTTGCAGCAAGTAACAACGGTATTATTATCACACTTGCAGCAACAGGTTCTACAAATGGAAACGATGCTGTTGGTGCTATGAGATGGGAAGAAATAACATAATTGAGGTTATAGGGAAGAATGATTTATTATAAATACAGTATACCGCTAAAATAAACTGTTTTAGCGCATAGGATAAGTCTAAGGAAAACTCCGTGAAAAAATTAGATAGAAAAGAGCTTAAAAATAAGCGTCAAGCCAAG